AAGACCATATTGTCATCACGCCTCTGTTCGGGTTGACGAAAAAGAGCGCCAGGTCCGCTGTAAAATCTGCGGTGCGGTTGTGGAGCCGTTTGACTGGATGCTCTCTGTGGCGAAAAGAGAAACCAGACTGGCAGATGATGTAAGGCTATTGCGCCAGGAGGAACAGGAAAGGCGGAAAAATATAGAAAAGTTAATTCAGATTGAACGTAACGCGAAAGCGCGGATACGCAGGGCGACAAAATCCAGAACTGAATAAATAAATTTAGCGCTGTAAATAAAATCTAATCCTGAACTGGAGGTATATTTATGTTAAATACACAGAAAGCCATTAATGCGGAAAAATATAACGAGTGGGCAAGAAAATTCTCTGAGCAGATTTTTAAAATTACTGGCGATGAGAATGCGGCAAAAAATGAATTAGAACCGTGGACACCTGAAGGAAACGCACCAAATTATTGCTGGTGGGAGGTTGATCCGGTTGATGTTGCAAATGAAGCCATGAGTTACCACAACGATTAATGTCAGGAGGCCGCCCGAAAGGGCGGTAGTTAAATGCGAAAGTTTAAAATAATTATTGAAACGGGAATAGCCGGTGGAGATTTCGAGGATGAATTCGAAGTGGATGATGATGCGACGCCTGATGAAATACATGACGAAGCAAAAGATATTTTCTTTAACTACTGCAATTATTCATATCACGAAATAAAAGACGAAGAGGAAGAACAAAATGGCTGATTTTGGTTCAACTAAATACAGCGTCAGTTTTGAAGAATGGCATGAACTGTTAATGGAATATGCAGAGTTACGTGGTGGCAGTGCTGCTGATGCTGAAGCATGGCGTGATGATTATGAAGCAGGAAAAAATCCGGTCGAAGCATATTGTGATGAGTGGGGCGATGAATGAGCGAGATTGACTATCAGGCGCTGCGTGAAGCAGCAGAGAAAGCAACTAAAGGATGCTACATCGTAGGGCATACATCGGGCAATCAGCATGGGAATATAACAGGAGTTTTTGTTTGTCAAAAATGGAAAGGAGAGCCCGGTGGCGTAATTGCAGAATGTCATGTTAACTGCCTGGTTGAAACAGATGTTCAGGCTTATGCAAACGCTGAATTTATTGCTGCTTTTAATCCAAATGTTGCGCTGGCACTACTGGATGAACGGGAAGCCCAAAACAAACGAATTGCAGAGCTGAAAGCTAATCTTGTGGCGCTGGCGGCGGAGAATGCGGTAATAAAGTCTGCAATTCCAGAACCACGGGATATTGAGGACGACAATGACAATATGGATGACGTATCTCTTGCTGAAGATTTCGGGTTCAATCATGCAATAGAACGGATGAGGAGACGGATTCCTGAAACTCCGGCCACCGACGCTTTCCTGGCTGAAGTACGGGCGGGGTTGTTTAACGAGCTTTGCGCGGCGTTTGTCAGGTACGAAAAAGTTGCAGGACTGGATGATAGCGATACAGTAACGCTTAAGGAAGCGACAGAAGCATTGCTGGATTGTGCGGAACAGCTTATCGCGCCTGAATAATTAAATTTAGTTAAAAATTTAATCCTTAACCGGAGGGATTTCTGCACCCTCAAAACATCAGGAGGCCGCCTGAAAGGGCGGTAAGAAATGACTACATTATTCAGAAAAGAATATCCGAGAAAAAGTAGAGCGACAGAATTTTTGTTTCTCATTATATTTATCGTGTTGATGATACCGATACCCCCGCTATTACTGGTCTGGTTTATCGTGAAAATAATTGAGCCAGTTATTGAATTGTATAACGACGTGGTGTGGGCGTCGTTCAGCACACTGCACAATAAAATTAATCCGTATAAGGAAAGCTGATATGGCACTGACGAAAAAACAACGTGCAGAGCTGCGCATGAAGTTCGGCGGTCGCTGTGCTTATTGCGGCTGCGAACTTGGCGAAAAGTGGCATGCAGACCATGTAAAACCGGTCATTCGTTTTGATGGAAATATGCTTCACCAGGAACGTGACGATATATCCAACATGGTTCCGGCATGCCACCCATGCAATCTGCACAAGCATTGCAGTAGTCTGGAAGATTATCGGCGAATTATCAGTGATGGTCGTCGTGAATTCCTTGCGTCCGGGAAAGGCAAAGCGCTGGTTCGTATGGGATTGGTTGAAATGAAATCTGACCCAGTTGTGTTCTGGTTTGAAAAATATCAAGAAGGGGCTACGGCATGACGACTTTTACCAGAGAGCAGTTAATAGCTCACGCAGAGGAGACTATTGAAACACAGAGACTGTGCATACCGGGCACAATCGACCATGACATCATCCGCACATATAAGATGGATATTGCTGTTCTGGAAATCGCACTGGTATCGCTGGCAGCAGAGCCAGCCGGTAAATTGCATGAATACAAACCAGTGGGATATCAGCGTCTGGTCGATGAGTTAACCATGCTGGTAAAGCAGTTAACCTGGCAACTGAGGAAAGCGAAGCCAGACTGCAAATTACCGGATAAGGCGATGAGTTATCTGGAGCGGAACGGACTGATAAGCGTGGAGGATATTTTACGATGACCTGGCCTGAAGCATTCACAACGGTAGGAATTGCGATGGCGGTGGCGCTGGTGGTGTATTCGATTTGCCGCTGGGGATAAATCGCCGAAAAAAGATCCCGACATAAACATGAGCCGGGATCTTTGATTTATATAGCCTACGAATCCGCCAGTAAGAGAGGGGGCGGACGGTTAATTCTAACACCGGAATGATGTGGGTAAAAGTTTATAAGAAATCGGTTTCATAACTTTGCCCACCATGATAGATACCGACAATAAAGACTTTTCTGCTATCAACGGCAAAAGCAATAATCGTTCTGTGGCGGAAATGAGTTACCCGCATCCCCTGGCGAATATCATCGCGTTTATTGCCCCGATGCGGGAATGTAGAAAACCCATCAAGATAATCAAGAAGCGCATTGGCATAATTGTCAGCAATGACGTTCCCTGCTTTCTCCGTTATATACCTGTGCAGGTTGATTATTTGTTGTTCGGCCTCAGGAGTAATGATGACTTCATATGTCATGCAGATTACTTCCCGGATCGAATCGCGGCGCGAACCTGTGAAATGGAGCGTCCGTTGTTTGGATTTTCGCGGATAGAATCAAGAGAGGGGGCGGCTGAATGCGTTAACCACGCTTCGATTGCTTTATCGCGCTCATTCAGTGCGCGAAGCCCTTCACGAATGACCTCGCTTTCTGAAGCATAGGCACCGGAAGCCACACGGGCGCGCACCATGTCAGCCATTTCGTTAGTTAATGTAATGCTGAATTGTTGGGTTGTACGCATGGTAAACCTCACGGAGTAGGATAGAACACCATTCGATGATAGCACGTTGCCTGTTGACGACAACAGAAATCAGAGACAATATTGCCGCACGCCAGCTTGAACAACTGGCACCTGCTGCGCCAGCAGAGAAAACCGATGGCGCACAATACCAAACATCACAATTCTGATATCGCCCCTGCCAGCAGGCAAGGGCGGTGTTCTCACACATTCAAATATGACTGGTATCAGCACGATCCCTGCACTGAAGAACAGGCCGAATGGCTGATTCATAACTACCGCAGACGTGGGTATGAGTTTAAGAAAGCCCTTAGCCTCGACTACCGTCACTGGATAATCTACGTCAGGCTCCTTTATTCCGAACGCCCGCCGCGTCCGTCCCGCACATTCCAGCAACGCATCTGGAGGTAACGTGCGGGTATTACTTCGACCTGTTCTGGTACCGGAACTCGGGCTGGTGATCGTTAAGCCGGGTCGTGAATCCATGCCGGTATTCCACAATACCCGGGTACTGGTGGAGCCGGAACCGAAAAGCATGCGTAATCTGCCGTCCGGGGTTGTTCCTGCCGTTCGCCAGCCGCTAGTGGAAGACAAAACATTGCTGCCGTTTTTCAGTAACGCACGGGTGATTCGTGCTGCTGGTGGTGCTGGTGCATTGTCTGACTGGCTGTTGCGCCATATTAAATCCTGCCAGTGGCCACACGGCGATTATCATCACAGCGAAACCGTCATTCACCGTTATGGTACCGGCGCAATGGTGTTGTGCTGGCACTGCGACAACCAGCTGCGCGACCAGACATCCGAATCACTCGGGCAGCTTGCTCAACAAAATCTGACAGCCTGGATGATTGACGTCATACGTCACGCAATAAGTGGTGCACAGGAACGGGAATTATCTCTGGCTGAATTATCCTGGTGGGCGGTCCGCAATCAGGTGGCGGACGCGCTACCGGAAGCGGTATTACGTCGTTCGCTGGGGTTGCGTGCGGAAAAAATCCGCTCAATGTACCGTGAAAGCGACATCGTACCGGGAGAGCAGACCGCCACCAGCATACTGAAGCAGCGCACAAAAAATCTTGCGCCGCTGCCTCACGCTCACCAGCAAAAACCGCCACAGGAAAAGACGGTGGTCAGCATTGCCGTTGATCCTGAGTCTCCGGAATCTTTCATGAAACGACCTAAACGTCGCCGCTGGGTTAACGAGAAATACACGCACTGGGTGAAGACACAGCCGTGTGCGTGTTGTGGTAAGCCTGCTGACGATCCGCATCACCTGATTGGTCATGGTCAGGGGGGAATGGGGACAAAATCTCACGATATTTTCACGCTACCGCTGTGTCGGGAGCATCACAACGAGCTTCATGCGGATCCGCTGGCGTTCGAAGAAAAGCATGGTTCTCAGGTTGATTTAATTTTTCGTTTTCTTGATCACGCCTTTGCAACTGGCGTGCTTGGGTAAAAGAGGTGACTGATGCTCATAGATTTGGTTTTACCTTACCCGCCGACGGTGAACACTTACTGGCGACGCCGTGGCAGCACATATTTTATCTCGGAGGAGGGAAAGCGTTATCGCCGGGCTGTGGCGCTTATTGTTCGCCAGCAGCGGCTGAAATTAAGCCTGTCCGGAAGGCTGGCGATAAAGGTGATTGCAGAGCCACCGGATAAGCGTCGTCGCGACCTGGACAACATTCTGAAAGCACCGCTGGATGCGCTGACGCATGCGGGAGTGTTAATGGACGATGAGCAGTTTGATGAAATCAATATCGTTCGTGGTCAGCCAGTATCTGGTGGACGTCTGGGGGTGAAGATTTACCCCATAATGCATTAAGAGCAGGTCAAAAAATGAAACTGGAAGATTTACCGAAATACTACTCCCCAAAATCCCCTGGCCTGACCGATGCATCGGCCTCAACGTCAAAAGATGCGCTGAGTATCACTGATGTGATGGCCGCGCAGGGCATGACACAGAATCGGGCTGAGATGGGTTTTTCTGCGTTCCTGGGGAAAATGGGCATCAGTATGAATGACAGGGCGCGGGCAACAGAATTACTGGCAGATTATGCACTCAGTCGGTGCGATCGTGTGGCGGCGTTGAGAAAACTTCCGGCAGAAATAAAACCGGTAGTGATGCGCATTATGGCTTCGTACGCTTTTGAGGATTATGCCCGCAGCGCAGCGAGTAAAAAGCAGTGCCCTTGTTGCTATGGGGAAAAATTTATTGAAAGCATAGTTTTTACAAACAAGGTCCAGTATCCGGATGGTAAGCCGCCGGTATGGGCAAAGTGTACGAAAGGTGTGTATCCGTCTTACTGGGAAGAATGGAAAAAAGTCAGGGAGGTGGTAAAAGTTGCCTGTCCGGAGTGTGGCGGAAAGGGTGAGGTTTCCACCGCCTGTAAGGATTGCCGTGGGCGTGGTGTCGCCATTCATCGTGAAGAGTCGGTAAAACGTGGTATGCCTGTTATCAGAGACTGCCAGCGTTGTGGTGGTCGTGGCTATGAAAGACTACCATCAACGGAGGCATTTAATGCTATATGCGAGGTGACAAACCAGATAACACGCGCGTCATGGGAAAAAACAGTTAAGAAATTTTATGATGCGCTGGTGACCCGGTTTGATATTGAAGAAGCATGGGCTGAGCGGCAGTTAAAAAAGGTAACTAGGTAACAAGGTTGATTTTTCCGGAATCTGTGGTAAATTCGTCATAACGATGGGCGTTTTATGCCTGACGTTAGAAGAGTTTCTACAACCCGCCGCTGAGCGGGTTTTTTATTGCGAAATTAATTACGGACCGTTATTATTCTGCTCCCGGCCCTTTAGCTCAGTGGTGAGAGCGAGCGACTCATAATCGCCAGGTCGCTGGTTCAAATCCAGCAAGGGCCACCATCACAAACCGCCATTAGCTTATCAGGAAGAGCAGACGACACGATAACAGGGTTGTTGGTGCGGGGGGCGGGTCCCCGATGGCGGTCCATTATCGGTATTCAGCGTTGTTAGCTCAGCCGGACAGAGCAATTGCCTTCTAAGCAATCGGTCACTGGTTCGAATCCAGTACAGCGCGCCATATTCATTCTTCCAGATTCCTTCCGGCAGAGCCTTATACTGAAATATACCTGGCTCAGGATATTGTTGAAAATATTATATGTTTGTCAAAAATAAAAGTTCTGTTAAGTATTGATTGAATATTTGTTATACGGTCTAATGGTTTTTTCAGCATTAAATATTTATCATTCATATGGTGTGGGTAGAGTGAATATTGATGAGGCGTCGGGGTGTTTCATCCTTAGGCAGCGTATTGATATAGTCAATGCAGCACGAGCAAAGGCCTTCAGCCGTTTGACAGTTTTGTTCTGTACTCCTGATTGTCTTTCGGGAAGAGACGTTATTATTCTGAATAGTGATGCTATACAGAGGGTTTGCGATGAGTTCATGGTTGCTAATTCAGAATTATTTGCTCTTGTTCAGGAGTACAACAGAATAGCCAGGACCTGTGGTATGGATGAACTTCGGATTACTCATCTGGGGTAGATACATATCTGGATTATCACCTGTTACGGTAAAAAGTGATTGCTTACTGTTTTTGTGAATGGCATTGCAGCAGCCGGATAATGTCAGTGCTGGCTGACGGTGTGCTGGTGGCGGGTGTGGTGGTTGTTGCTTTCCCGTTGCTGAAAAAGAAAACGCCAGACTGTTAGCCGGGTATCAGTTAGCGGGAGAAATTTTTAAATACTTCACAATTCAGGCGGTTGACTGTTGTCTGGTTTGCGGGGAGTTTGTTAAAAGAAACTGGCATGGTGAATCCCCCTGTGCGGAGGGGCAATCAGCGAGTAGGTATATGGGATAATCGCGGATTCAGGTGCTGATACTGAATTCACCGGGAGGCACCCGGCACCATGCAATGGCACATAGCGCCACTCTCCAGCCCCTCTCCGGAGGGGCTGTTTATATTGATTTTGTCAGATGTGAGTAAACTCCTTATGGATTTTGTTGTTTTAGCCCATAAGGACATATTTGCAGAGTGCAACGGTTATTAAAGCATTCATTCAATACGTTATCTGTATTTGTAGGGCATTCCTGGCTGTTTTTGATTAAATTCCAGAATGTTTTATTGAATGGTACTATGTTGTAAATGGTTACAGGTAGCACTTTGTTATTGAGCATGATACCTGTGTGAGTCAGTGTAAATATACTTTCAGGAGGTAAGAAAGCATCCGATTGATACCAGATTATTAATTTTATTTTACTCCATATGACTGAAAAAGATATTCCGCATGATGGCTGGATAACTGTATCAATCACAATCCACTTCATTTACTTTCCTTGTTTATGCCTTGCTGGTGATGTTCTGAAAAGTATAAATGATATTTTTGAATTAAACCATAGAGCAGAATTATTTTTCTGATGTTGTTTATTGTTTATTTAAATACAGGGTGGTTTATATCTCGTCTTGTAGTTTATCCATGCATATCTGCTTGATAATCAGGTTTTTATTTAAGGTATGGTTTTGTGTTTTTTCTGTATTACATGTCAGGTATTTTAAAGAATTATTTTTCAGATGGTGGAAAGAACCATGGCATTTAAACACTATGATGTTGTCAGGGCGGCGTCGCCATCAGATCTTGCGGAAAAGCTGACACATAAACTGAAAGAGGGCTGGCAGCCGTTTGGTAGTCCGGTGGCCATAACCCCTTATACTCTGATGCAGGCGATTACAGCAGAAGGT